TTACTTATCGAATATAGAAATAGCATCATGTTTCTTTTGAGTATATAAGTGGCTATATGTACCCATTGTTTCAGTTATTTGAGCATGACGCATTAGTGATTGCAGCACAAATATATCTACTCCATTATTTGCCAAGAAAGACGCATAAGAATGTCTTAAGGCATGTATGTTATAATTTGGGAAAGCTTTGTTGAATTTCTTATGAACATGGCTATAATGCTTAGGCGCTAACCCGCCAAATATAAAATAGTTCTGTTCATCAAAGTATTTGTTCATCTGTTTTTCACGTTGGTAGCGTTCAGATAACATGTCGTTGATGAATTTAGGTAAGGGAACAGTATCTTCAGAGCTTTCGGTTTTAGCTCTGGGATATATAGTCCGATTTGAGATGTCCATCGTTTTATTGATGGATATCTCTTTTTTGTATTTATTGTAATCCGTCCAAACTAAAGCCATTGCTTCTCCAACTCTTAAACCTGTATAAAACATCAAAGTAAAAAGTTCCCGATAATCTTGTTCTTCTATTTCTTTAACACGCTCTTCAAATTCTTCTCTCATCATAAATTTCGGTTTCGGTTTAGATCTCGGAATAGGTTTAATTGATATAGTTGGGTCTATACGTAATCCAAAATACTTTTTAGCGTAATTGATAACCACTTTAAACCCTGACCAAATTGTACGTGCACTGTTAACTGAATTGATATTATCCATTAGGTATTTCCTAAATTCCTGGCATTGTTGTTGGGTAATCTTATTCATATTGATATGACCAAACTTAGGTTGTATATGAAGTTTATATTCATTTTCTTTACGTCTTTTAGTTTTAGGACGCAAATCACTGTTTTCTAAGTAATGATAAAACGTGTATTCATATGTGTTTGAATCGCTATATCCTTCGTTAACTTCGGATAAAAATGTAGCTTCCGCACTTTTTGCTTCACGTTTTGTTTTAAATCCACGCTTTAGCTTTCTTTTACTATTGCCATAAACATCTTTATATCTAGTAGAAAAGTACCATTTCCCTGTATTATTATCTTTATAGACTGACATTTTATCTCTCCTCCCTAAAAAAGTAAAAAATAATAAGGGTACGTGGGAGTACCCGGAAATTATATTCTTGAATTGCTGTTTATAATGTCATATAATGTATTTAAGATAACTCGAGAAGGATTAACGCTGGGTCCCAAAATGGGGTAGGTGCTTTATGCACTGAGCATTCCTATGTGCCTGGGGTTATCTTTTTTTATTTCTCAAACTATCCACAAATTTTGTTGGATTCTTTTTTATTTCACTAATAATAAACTCAATAAATTGTTGAGAATATGTAAAAGATTCTTGTTTTCCTATTGTATGCTTGTATGCATACTTTTCTTCATTTTTAATATCATAAAAATCAATTATTAAATTTAATACATATTGATTGAACCCTTTAGAATATGATAGATTTATATTCTTCTTTTTAAGCCTCTCGTTCACTGCTGTTATTACATTGTTAAATGAATATTTATGTGTATCTGACGGATCTTTATATTCTTTTATAAAGTCAACTTTATTATCCGCATCTTTGTGAACAGCTACCATAAAATCGGCATCTTCTGACTTCTTCGTAATGTACAGTTTTTGTTTGATGCCAATCGAAAACTTATCAGAATTATATTCTTTACTTAACACGTCTATTTCATTGGATTCTTTAATTAATTTTTCTGCAATTTCAGGTGGATACTTCAATTTTATTTGTTCGTTAGATAACGGTTCATAGCTAGCAGAAATCGTTAAAAAGTTTTGAGAAATGTTCTCTGAAACATCTTTGCTATGGAATTTCATGGTTTCGTTAATATAATTCATAACGCACGCTTGAAATAATGGAGCATATTTAATCTCGTATTCTTGAGTTATAAAGTGAGTGCTTATATTTCTTAAATCTACAATTTTCTCTAAATTTAATCTTATGCGAGTATTGTAATCAGGATAAACTAATTTAATGGCATTAGATAAACTAATTGTTCTATCAGGATTGTCTTCATAATAAATATTTTCTCCACGATTCAATAGTTCTGCTTTTAACATTAACTCCCATGCATTACATATAAAGAATGAAAAACCTTCAATCCTATATTTAATTGTGGGTTTGTTGTATATTTCTAAACCTAAGATAAATGACTCAATACTTTTATCAACTAATTGTTTACTTAAATTTTCCATCCCTCAAACTCCAATCCTTGTAAAACAAAAATGAAATTGCTAGAATATAATTAGTTCTTCTCATTGTAGACGAACTAAAGGTCACTTGTTTTTCGTTCTGTACAACCGCTCCTTTGCGTACGAGGGGCGGTTTTTTTTGATGTTTATTTCAATTCAAAATCTCCATTCATATGTTTTAAATGAGTGTGAATGTTAAAATTCCCAACAAGCCAATTATTGATATGAGAATAGCTATAAGAGTGTAAAAACTGTTGTCACTGTTGTTATTATTCACATAAGTCGTCTCCTTTTTTACCTAAAAGAAACTCCATAAATTCTTCTTTTGTCATATTATTTAAGCTTTCTTCAGTTATTTTTTCTGTAATATAGGGAAAGCTGTTTATTCTTTTTAAAATTTCAATTAAACTCCATCCTGTTTCATCTATGATCTCTTTAATATCCAACTTTCCACATCTCCTACGTTGTAATAGATAATTTAACCTGATTAGAATAGATAATAATAAAAAAATAAAAGTATAAACAATTAAATGTTCAATAAGTGATTATTGCTTCTTTAACACAGTACATGCATCTCCCTTGTAAAAAATAAATAGTATTGGTAATATATATGATGTTCACTTCATTTATGGTGAACAAGCATGAATATTTGTATTTGTTCGCCGCTCCTCTCCCCAATTAGGAGCGGTGGTTTTTTTATCATTTCTTTAACATAATAGAATTTGTTATAATATGTTTAGAAGTTGAAAACACTTCTGCGAGGACTTTATACCTTTTTCAATATTTTTCCGCCGTCTGATTTTCTATATTTTATCAGGTGGCGGTTTTTGCTTTCCGAAATTGATTTAATTAATCTTCCTCACCTCAAACACCCTCAACGGCTCAAATGTAATAGTGAGTCCATTTTTATAAAATTACTTTTCTGACCAATTTAACGCTTAGTAGTAGCGGGTCTTGTAAGAATATTAAAGGGCGATATCTCGCCCTGAGTGGAATTTTATTCTAGATTATCAACAGCATATTGAGCTTCTTCGGCAGTAAATTTATCCCCAGCATCTGATATTAATTGATTATAAATATTGTCTTTTGACATATTCATATCCTCTTGATACATCTTTGCAGATTTTAGCGCGTTTTCTTTGTAATCTGCTTTCAAATGATCAATAGCGTATTGGGCATCTTCTTCTGAAAACTTATCCCCAGCGTCAGAAGTTAATTGACGATAAATACCTTGTTTTGACATGTGCATAACATCAGCATAGTTTTTGGCTGACTCTAGTGCAGCAGTTTGCTCGGCAGTAGCATCTTTATCTTTTTTAACCTCAGAAGAATCTTTGTTGATTTCTTTGTCGACTTGATTCACAAATGCACCAGTACAAGCTGTTAATAAAATAGCTAGAATTATAAATGCTCCTAAACAACCACCACAGCCCCATAGCCAACGCTTTTTACTTTTTGAAGCTTGTTCTTTCTTGTAATTTTCAAATTGCTCTTGTTGCCTTGCTAGTAACTCTTCGTTGCTAAGTTGATTCTTTTCCGACATATTAAATGTCCCCCTTAAATAATATTTTATATTCAAAAACTCTTAGTGGTTCGAATTCGATTAGATGATTACCAACAAGAGTATTTAAACCAAATTTACGTTTATAATGTTCAATACAATCTAGTACATGACCTTCTGAAATCTCAAAAAAATTAGCAAGCTCATACAAATTGTGTACACCTTGCTTAAACGCTTCAACTATACCTGACAGGGGCATAGATGTTTCGTACGAATAGCGTCTTGCGTAATTTTCGAATTTTCGGTTGTTGAACTGTGATTGATCTAAGATGTTACCGTATGTAATTTTGTGATGTGCTAGTTCTTCATGTAATGTCTGGTGTTTTTCTCTTTCAGGTAAATCTTTATCAATTAATATAACAAAATCAGTGCAAACACCGTCGTACCCCTTTGGTAGTTTTACATTATCTTTAATTTTAATATGTTGATTCTCTATTAGTAGTTGTTCATACTTAGACAAATGTATCTTCCCCTTTATTTATCTTCGTTTTTAAACCTTTCGACTAGAGACATGATGTAGTCGATATCCTCTTGTTTTAACTCGCCTTCTAAGTGAGCAGCTAAAGTTTGAGGTTTTTCTTCTACATTATCTTTTGGAAAGAAATCATCAACGCTGCATTTTAATATGTGTGATAATTCAAAAAGCGTATCTTGATTAGCTTTTCTTAAACCTTTTTCATATCTGCTTACAGCTTGGCGACTAACATTCAATTTATCAGCTAAACCTTGTTGTGTTAAACCTCGTTTTTCTCTATGTACTTTAATCTGATTTCCGATATAAATTGCTAGTTCTTCTTGATTCATTTCTTTTTCCTCCATCGATTTGTTAAATTAATTATACATTATATGTCACCAAAATGGTAGCTTTTTTTATCAAAAAAACAAAAAAAATTACAAATGTCTATTTACATGTCACCGAAATGGTGCTATAGTTGTATTTGCAAGGAGGTGCTACACAAATGCAACATAAACTTTATGGTTTAAGAAAAGGTAGATATACCCAAGATGAAATGGCTAAAATTTTAAGTATTAGCCGTAATTCGTATATCAATAAAGAGCAAAGTAAAACTGCTTTTACATCTGATGAAATGTTTATTATTTCGAAATTGTTCGGAAAAACTATGGAAGAAATTTTTTTGCCTAGATGTCACCAAAATGGTAACAACGCGCACCAAAAAACTTAAGGAGGATAAACAATGACTGAACAAAACAAAAAACCTCAAACTACTCATGGCAGTGAGCAGAATGAGGCGTTCACTAAAGATGGAATTAAAGCTGACAAATTAAAAGCTGGTCTTTACTTTAAACGAGAAAAAGACGGAACTACTTCCGTTTATGGCGTAGGCGGAGATGGTGTGCCTCATATTTTATTGGATTCGAGGCAGTAAATTCCCGTTAGGTAAAGGGTCTAAAGCCCAATTAGTTTTGATGATGTATTTTTCAGAGTTTTCAATCCAGATAACCTTGAAGCCATTTTTATAATCAGTTTTGAAAATTCTTAGAAACGGATTTTCATCATCTACTAACAATTCCGTCTCAGATTCTTGCCAAAATTTATCATCATCGACCCAAGGTGTTTCGATGTGAAAATCACCTTTAAAAGTGCTCTTCTCAATAACGTGTTCAAAAGGATAATTCTTAGTTTCATATTTATTTTGCATAACTAACACCCCCAATCCAACGCAGTAGCGTTAGATACATTATACACGAAAGGTTTACTTATATGACTGTATTACTAATCTTATTAAACGCAATCGCAATGATCACATGTGTGACGCTGCAATACAAAAGAAGATACTAAGGAGGTCTCAAAAATGAAACCACAATATTTAAACATAAAGCACATTATGCTAATCGCTGGAGTTTCAAAAAGTAAAGCGACATCAATCGTCAGAGAATTAAATCAAGAATTGGCGAAAGAGGGTTACATTACCATATCTGGAAAGGTGCCAATTCAATTAGTAAGAGAAAAGATGCCTTATTGGGATTTGTCTGATGAGGTAGTGGAGGGATTACATGCAAGTTAAACTGCTAGCTTTACTAATCGCATTAATAACAACATTTGTAGTGACAACGCCTTTCGCTTTTGAAGCGTACTTCACTACAACACTAACAGTAGCAACGTGGACAATGATAGGTAGTTATTACACTGCTAAGTATGTAATAAACGCATTAAAAAAGACTGAATGCTAGTTGCAGCTAGCAAACAGTCGGGAGTCGGAGTTTTTACATTAGATTCCGATTCCATTCTACCAAAAATGGAGGGAATTTCAAATGTATTACGAAATTGGACAAGAATTTTCGAAAACAATCACTATAGACGGATTCAAATTTTACATGTACGTGGCCAAGACAGAATTCGGCGTAGACGTAACAATTCAAGATCGTGACGATAATACTGTAAGTGAAATCACAATCTATGACGTATCTGGTATGGAAAGTGCCATTGATATTTTAATGTATGAAACACGTGTATGGATTGCTGAAAATATTGATAACTATGACCGCATAATGAGTAGACTGTTGGGAGGGTTTCAATGAGTAAAGTAGTTACTTACTTCTATAAACACAAAGATTTAGACATTTATGTAACGAACCGTCCAACAGACGCTAACCCTAACATCAAGTACTCAACAGATAAACGTGATGCACGTAAATTCGATGGAATGGAAAATGTACTAATCGATACAGCAACACATGATGTTTATAAACATACACACATTGAAACGGATGAGATTGAGAAGGTGGAACTATGAACAAATCAGAAATTTGGAAGCCTGTTAAAAATTATGAAGGGATATACGAAATTAGTAATCTAGGTCGCGTAAAAAGTTTACCTAGAGAAAAATATTGTGGCCACATTGATAGTACACCTCAATTAACTAAAGAAAAATTTCTAAAAGTTAAAAAAGATAGGCTTGGCTATTCAAGGGTTAAATTATCAAAAAATGGTGTATCCAACCTTAAATATATCCATCGAATTATTGCGGAAGCATTTATTGATAATCCTAATAACAAAGGCGAAGTTAACCATATTGATGGTAATAAAGACAACAATAAAATATCGAATTTAGAATGGTGTTCACGTAGTGAAAATGTTAAGCACGCCTTTGAGTTGAAACTTCATAAAGCATTAAAAGGCGAGTTGAATAATAAATCTAAATTGAATAAGAAAGATGTTAATTCTATTAGAAGAATATATAAAGAAAGTAATATTACGCAAACAGATTTAGCAAAAAAATACAATGTTACATCAGCAAATATTCATTCAATAGTAAACTTTAAAACTTGGAAGGATGTAGAAAATGAGAATGTCTGAAAGTATAACAGAAATTTCAAAAGCTATTTCAAGTTTCAGAAAGGAAGTTAAACAGCCTATTAAAGATGCTGATAACCCTTTCTTCAAATCTAAATTTGTACCTTTAGAAAATGTTGTAGAAGCTGTAGACCAAGTAGCACCCAACCTTGGGCTATCATTTGTGCAATGGGCTTTAAATGATGAGAATGGTCGCGTCGGGGTCGCTACAATGCTAATGCATTCAAGTGGAGAATATATTGAATTTGACCCCGTGTTTATGAATGCAGAGAAAAACACACCTCAAGGTGCAGGATCATTGATTAGTTACCTCAAACGTTACTCATTATCCGCAATTTTCGGAATCACAAGTGATCAAGACGATGACGGTAATGCAGCAAGTGGAAAGCAAAGTAAATCAGAGCCTAAAGCAAGTAGTAAGACTGTAGGTGCGTTAAAGCAAGAAGTGCTTAACTTTGTAGAACTAATGAAGTCACTAAATAAAGATGTAACACAACAACAAGTTGAACAAAGATTTGGTATCCAAAATTACACTGCTATAACAGAACAACAGGCAGTAAACACAATCAACAAAATTCAAACTATGGCGAAAAAATATAAGGAGAATGAATAATGTTAAATAGAGTTGTATTAGTAGGACGATTAACAAAAGACCCTGAATTCAGAACGACGCCATCAGGCGTAGACGTATCAACATTCACACTTGCAGTAAATCGCAATTTCAAAAGTAAAGATGGAGAACAACAAGCTGACTTTATTAATTGCGTTGTATTCCGCAAGCAAGCTGAAAACGTCAAAAACTTTCTAAGTAAAGGTAGCTTAGCAGGTGTTGATGGGCGAATGCAATCACGCAGCTACGAAAACAAAGAAGGACAACGTGTGTATGTAACTGAAGTCGTTTGTGACAGCGTTCAATTCCTAGAACCAAAGAACAACAACCAACAAAATAACCAACAACAAAACGGACAAACGCAAACAGGTAATAATCCTTTTGATAACAATGCTGACTTTGAAGAGGAATTACCATTCTGATTGGACTGATTAGATGCCTTTAATTACAAACTACATCACTCAAGATGACGGCACGACAACTGTTGTCATCTCGGGTGTTGAATTAGGTGATAAGGAAACGCTGCTGCTTGATAACGGATTTGATGTAGAAGTTGATGTCAACGTCGTAGATCCGTTTCAAATCACTGGCAAACAGCGTCGTAAGATATTCGCCTTAGTCAAAGACATAGAAGAATATACAGGGCAGCCTATGGACTATATGAGGCATATGTTCATCGAGTATGTAAGAACCTATCACGGATATGATGAACGCATTTCATTAAGCAACTGCACACGTACACAAGCGAATCAAGTAATCGAAGTGATATTGGATTGGGTGTTTCACAACGATATACCACTTAATTACAAGACAAGTGACTTACTTAAACAAGACAAATCATTCCTATACTGGTCAACGGTCAACCGCAATTGTGTTATCTGCGGGAAACCTCATTCAGATTTGGCGCATCATAGTGCAATTGGTAGAGGGTCTAATCGTAAGAAAATGGATCACTATGGATATGAAGTTTTAGCGTTATGCAGAGAACATCATCAATCTCAACACGATATAGGTGTAGAGAGTTTTGATAAATTGTATCACCTTGAAAATTCTTGGATTTCAGTAGATCAAAGACTGAATAGCATGCTAAAGGGGCGTAGTTAAATGAAAGAATTTTGGAAAGATGTGCCAGGATATGAAGGATATTATCAAGTGAGTAACACAGGTAAAGTAAGAAGTGTTGATAGAGTAATCGAATATAAAGACGGAAGAATCTTCGAATATCCAACTAAAATTTTAAAATCCAAAGCTGATACGAGAGGTTATCTTCAAGTTGGATTTAGTGTAAAAGGTAAAAAGACTAAACATAGAATACATCGTTTGGTCGCAGAAACATTCTTAGAAAGACCAAATATAGAACTCATATCTGTAAACCACATAGATGGTGTTAAAACAAATAATAATTTAGATAACTTGGAATGGGTTTCTTACTCAGAAAACACTAGAAAAGGTTATGAAATAGGACTTTTTGAAAAGGCTAAGGAAACAGCTAGAGAACGATGGAAGGGCAACAAATTACAATGCAAACCCGTAAAAATATTTATAAAAAGCACTAATGAAGAATTGACTTTCGAATCGGCTCGGGAAGCATCTAGGCATGTTAGGCAATGTGAAAATTACTTCACTGAACTTTTAAGAAGAGGTGGAGAAAATAAGAAATTTAAAGTTACACAACATTGGAATGGATAGCTTTAACGACAAATACCACCTGCACAACAGCTGGGTCGATGTAGATGAGCGACTTAATAAAATGTTGAAAGGAGAGAAGATAAATGGCTGAAGTATCGTGGATAAAATTAAAAGTCGGAATGTTCGATGATAGCAAGATTAAGTATATTGAAGCGCTACCTGAACGTGACACGATCATAACTGTTTGGGTTAAATTACTAACCCTTGCTGGCAAATATAACGAACACGGATATATTATGCTATCTGAAAACTTGCCTTATAACGATGAAATGTTAGCAAACGAATTTAATAGACCACTAAACTCAATTAGATTAGCACTACAAACATTTATCAAATTAGGAATGATTGAAGATTCAGAGGGTGCGTACAAAGTGAGAAATTGGGAAAAGCACCAAAGTTTAGATAGCAAAAGTAAACATAACGAAAAGAATAGATTACGACAACAACGCTACAGAGAACGAAAAAAACAAGAATTATTAGAGAGTAACGTTACCGTAACGTTACGTAACGATACAGAAGAAGAAGAAGAAAAAGAAGAAGAATATAAGAAGAAGAATAAGAATAAGAATACAGAAAAAGAAAATGACGTCTTTGCAGAATCAATTAATTACATCATCACTTTCTTAGACAACACAATAACACCTTACCAAATGGAACAAATCGGATATGCAGTTGATGATATTGGCAAGAATGCTGATGAAGTTGTGAAAATTGCAACTGACTACACTAAAGAAAAAGGTAGTCATGTGGGTTACTTAATTACAGTGTTAAACAACTGGGCAAAAGAAGGCGTTAAAACAAAACAAGATGCCTTAAATAAAACGAAACCTAAAAAGCAATCTTCAATCGACGAGTACCGAAAAAAGTTAGGTGATGATGAGTGAAAAAATCGGAGGCACTACAGATCATTGAGGTTGTTGCCGAAACCTATAACATGGCATTCAACGAAAGAAAGATTGATATATGGATTGATATTTTGTCTAAAGAGGGCGACTACAACCAATCTATAAAAAAATTACACAACTTCATTAAGCAAAGTAAATATAAACCAACCATAGCTGACGTATTAGCAACCAAACCTAAAGCGTTTGAAATGGAAGAAAAACCAATAGAAGAAACCCACCAGTATAAATTAGAAAACGACCCTGAATACGCTAGAAAATGGCAAGAAGTAAAGCGTAAAGGGCAAGCATTTATTAAGGAGCTACGAAGCAATGATTGATCGCTTGAGTACAGAAGAAGCGATACTTTGCAACTTGATGAAACACCCTGATTTGTATAGCAAATTCAAATTAAAATCTGAAATGTTTGAAGATGATGATGTAAAAGCGATTATCGGTTACATCAGAGAAGTTGGACATATCAACGCAAACGAAATTTATTTCAAGTGTAGAGATGACAAAGACTTTGTTAACGTTAAAAGGTTTAACCAGATTGCTAAGTCTGACGGTACAGACCCAATATTCTTTATGCAAGATCAAATAAATTTACTGAACGACTATGTAGCTAGAAAAGCTATAGAAAAAGTTGATGACTTCACAGCAAAACCTGATAAGACGAGTATGTTGCAACTTTTAGACGAGTTGGAAGAATTGAAAGGTTTAAATATCGAACAGAGTAATAAGACAGACGAATTCTTAGCTAAAGTTATGGAATCTGTATTGAGTGAAAAGCCGAAAGAGATTATTAAGACAGGTTATGGATTACTTGATTATAAGATACACGGCTTTGAAAAAGGGCAACTAAATGTAATAGCAGCACGTCCATCAATGGGTAAGACTGGATTCGCGTTAAACACGATGTGGAATATTGCGAAAGCTGGATATGAAGTTTCATTCTTTAGTCTTGAAACCACTGGAGATTTAGTAATCGAAAGAATGGTCGCGATGATTGAGGGTGTACCTTTGAGTCATATTAAGCGACCAAATGAGTTAAGTCCTGAATCGACAAATAAAGTAATGGACGGACTAAATAAAATCAAACAAGCAAACATTAATATTTTTGATGAAAGTTCGTTAACACCAGCTCAAATTAGAGAACAAGCGTCAAAGCAATCAAACAAACCACAAGTGATATTTATTGACTATTTACAACTTATGCAATCAGATACACCGACGAATGATAGACGGGTTGATGTAGAAAAGATAAGTCGTGACCTTAAAATCATCGCAAATGAAACAGGGAGCGTCATAGTGTTGCTTTCTCAACTAAATAGGGGTGTAGAGTCTAGAAATGATAAACGCCCTATGATGAGTGATTTGAAAGAATCCGGAGGGATTGAGGCAGACGCTAGCATGATATTCATGTTGTACCGTGATGATTACTATAACCGTGATGATCATCAAGAAAATGATAAATCAGATTTAGAAGTAAATGTTGCTAAAAACAAAGACGGGGAAACTGGTGTTGTTAATTTTGAATATTACAAATCTACGCAGAGGTTCTTCACATGAGCATCTTAGAATTCCAAGAGTTGTTGAGGTTGTTATACACAGAAGATTACCAAAAAGATAATTTTATGAGGCTTAAAATGCTGCAGCTTGGTTGGGCTGTTGAAAGGTTACTAGAACGCAATGAGTTGTCGCTTTTTGATGACTATGACGAAAAATCAAGGTTGATATATAAAGAGGCAGATATGGAGCAAAGGAGCAGACATGACAGAAACTAGAATAGAAATATTTTATTTGGAAAACGATAGAAATCTTGGTAATCCGAAAGGGTCATCGAGACCTAGATTTAGTGGTGGTGGGCATACTTACATGCCTGCACCATATGTAAAACATAAAAAGTTTGTAGCTGATCAACTACCACATTTGATGATAGATAAACCGATAAGACTAACGGTTGAATTTTACTTCAAACCTAGTAAGTCGTGGCCGAAGTATAAAAAAGAAGCGTGTATTGGAAATCCTCATACTATAAAACCTGACATCGACAATTTACTCAAGACAATATTAGACGCTGGCAACAATTTATTATGGGTGGACGACACATTGATTTATGAAATCAGAACATTCAAAAAATATGCAGAGACTGCACGCACAGTATTAATAATTAATGAAATAGAAGGTGATTAATATGCATACAGTATTAGCTTTACATCGAAATGGAGAGAAACCAACAATAACATCTCATGATGAATTAGAAAAATCGAAAATGGAGCAAGCGTATCAAAGATATAAAACGAAAAGAAAAGAGAAACCATGGTTAACTACAGTACCGCAATCCGTTAAGCCTAGCAGGGCGTACTATGATTTATGCAGATTTGCAGGTGTGCCAGTAAAACAAAAAGAAATCAAACGTTATGAGGCTAAACCGAAAGAAAAGAAATTACCTAAAATACCCGGTGATCATTCACGTGAATTTATTATTAATGGTTATGTGGTATCGGTCAGACAGTTAGCTAAGTTATTAAACATGCGTTACGAAGTTGTAAATAGCAGATTGCGTAACGGTGCAACTCCTGAAGAATTAATGGAGAAAAAGGGTGTGAAGTTATGAGGGTTAAAGATTTAAAACTAGGAGATAAAGTCATCGCATATGTGGATTACAACCACAGAGAAGATGGTATCAATGCCTACCCAATTCAAGGTTATGTGAGAGAAATGCCGAATGATAAACGATGGGCGAAGTTACATTGTGCGCATGGGGTTGAAACAATTACTGATGAAGATGATTTTGAATTATTCGAAAAGAAACGCCCAAGTCATTATGGCTTAGGCAAATCAGACCTTATTGATTATTGGTGCGAAAGATACAGTCCTGACGAATTAAGAGGGGCGTTTAAATCACAGATAAGTAAATACGTTGACCGTTTAGGTTACAAAGATGATGAAGTAAAAGAATTAAATAAAATTATTGATTACGCTACCCGTTATCGTGATTGGTTGGAGTGTGATAAGCGATGAGTGATGACATCATAGCAATATTAATTGTGCTAGTACTCTTTGGAATCCCCTCATTGTATCTACTTATAATTGAAATGGGTTGGGGGGCAATTTGGGGATATATTAGACCAAAATCCCGAACTGAGCGCATAGTAAGAAAAGAAGTTAAGCGATTAGAGCGAGAAATTAAAGAGCGAGAACGCCTTAAGGATTTATACAAAAGACTCGAACAATTACAGGAGCGTGATAAGTGATGGGTGTACCAATGTATGAATATGTGGTTTACAGAGGCGACGAAGTGATTTGCGCAGGCACTAAAGATGAAGTTATGAAGAAGTTAGGTATAAGCAAAAGTAGCCTTGATTCCATCGCTAATAATAGAACTAAAAAACGAGAAGCAGATGCTTATGAAAGAAACGGCTATAGCAAACGCATGGTAGCTGTAAAAGTGAGTATAGCTGAACTGCAAAAAGAATTGGGGTTGGTGTGATGAATGCATTCCACTTATACAATGCAGGGGGAGAAAATGTTAAAACTTCCATTAATAGATACTAAATTTAGAATGCATTAACAAAGAGTAACAAAGAGTGATGAAGAGTAATAAAGAGTAACTAGGAGGACGAGTAAATGAACGAATTAATCAAACAAGTAGAACAGTGGAGCATTGATAAAGGATTGCACAATGGAAACCGTGACAGACAAGCGTTGAAAGTGTGGGAGGAATCGGGAGAAATCGCTTCATCGCTATCTCGAGGTAATTTAGATGAACTTAAAGACGGTATAGGTGACACAGTAGTTACATTAATAATTTTGGCACAACAACACGGCTGGACATTAGAGGAGTGTTTACAATATGCGTATGACGAGATTAAAGACAGAACAGGCGAAACAAGAAATGGAACATTCATCAAATCCGACGACTTGTAGTAAAGATATACTACAAAAGGTAAAGAAATATTAAACAAGGAGTGATCATATGAAATATTTAAGAGTGGTATTACACACGCTGGTAACGATTCTGATTTATGAAGGTACTAAGGCACTAATGAATGATATGTACCTGCAAGATGAAGTTGATACGGAGGAATATTAGATGTGGTGGATTATATTGTTTGTGATATATACATTATTGCTATTGGGATTTGCGAGAGAGAATGCACATCTTATGGGTAAGTTGGAGGCTAGGGAATATGAAAAGCGAGTATTAGAAAGTAGATTAAGACACTTTGAGGGGGACGATTAATGGCTTTACAATTAGAGAAAACCGATTATAAAAAGTTGGAAAAATACATTGAAGACTTAGATCGTTACAGACGGGAACTTAAATTTAGAGAATATGAGATTCTATCTAATCACGAACCAATTAATCCAGATGGTGGTAGACCTAACATTATCGGTAGACCTACAGAAGAACAGGTTATTAAATTGAACAGAGATAGCCTGTATAGAAGGTTGTATGATGTTGTAAAAGGTACGGAAGAATTTTTAAGCCAATGCGACGAGTTTACATTAGAACTATTTAGACTTAAGTATTGGGATAAACCAGCAGACTGTAACACTTGGGATAATATAGCGGAAAGGTATCATTACAGTAAGACATCTATTCTAAGATGGCGAACAGCGCAATTAGATAAACTAGCTAAGAAGATTGGTTATTTATAAAAAAACGGACTTTTTGTATATGGAAGTCCGCGAAAAAAAGCGATATTATGGTAGTGTGCTTAATAAGCATAACCGAAGTATCTTTTATCCTTTCAGCAATTCTTTTCCTGCACATTACCTGCAAGATGTATCAAAACAGTACTATATTATTAAGCGTTTGACCTTACCCCTTTTGGTCAGGCGCTTTTTTTATATTGAATTTAAAGAGTTATTAACGTAAAGAAGGTGATATATGAAATGGGTGAACTAAATAAAAGACAACGGACTTTCGCAGAAGCTTATGCTATACCAGGCACACAGTATTACGGTAACGCTACTAAATCAGCTGTGAGAGCTGGGTATAGCGAGAAAACGGCGTATTCTCAAGGTCAACGTATGTTGAAGAAAGTTGAAGTGCAAAACTACATTAGGGACGTTGAAGAAAAGCTATTTGATGAAAACATTATGACTGGCAAAGAGGTATTATATCGTTTAACTAAGACAGCAAAAGCCGAGCATTCCGAAGTTGAAGCTATGATTACAAAGACGGGCAACTACAAAGAAAACCCTAACAACGGTAATTATCAGCTTGTGTATGACGAGGCTGTACAATTAGTATCTCGTCCACCAAAAATAAGTGACCAAAACAAAGCACTTGAATTGTTAGGTAAACACCATAAGTTATTTACTGATGTACAAGACGTAACACAACGAAATATAACACTTAACGTTGGTGAATATGATGACAACGATTAATCTTAATATACCTAAACCAAGTAAGGTGTTTAATCGTAACATCTATGATGTGTTATTTGATTACTCGCACGCTACCGAAGTACATTACGGTGGAGGATCTAGCGGAAAGTCACACGGCGTTGTACAAAAGGTTGTTCTAAAAGCCTTGCAGCCATGGCCAGTGCCGCGTAAGATTTTGTGGCTTAGAAAGGTACAAGCTACAGTTCAAGAGTCGTTATTTGAAGATGTTAAATCATGTTTAGTTGACTTTCGTATTTGGGACTTGTGCCACTGGAACAAGACAGACAATAAAGTAACATTGCCGAATGGCGCTATATTCTTGTTTAAAGGGTTAGACAATCCTGAAAAAATTAAGTCGATTAAAGGCATATCCGATGTCGTTATGGAGGAGGCAACAGAGTTCCAACTTAACGACTACACACAGTTAACGTTACGTCTGAGAGAACGTAAACATCACGAGCGGCAAATCTACTTAATGTTTAACCCCGTGTCTAAAACGAACTGGGTATATAAATACTTTTTCGAGCAGCCACAAGGCGATGACGTGCTTATACGCCAATCAAGCTATAAAGACAATAAATTCCTCGATGAGCGTGTAAGGCAGAATCTTGAGGACTTAGCAAGACGCAACCCTGCATATTACAAGATATACGCACTTGGGGAATTTGCTACACTTGATAAGCTAGTATTCCCTAAATATGAAAAGCGTTTGTTGAATGCTGATGAGCTTAGAAACTTACCGTCTTACTTTGGGCTTGACTTTGGTTATATCAACGACCCGAGTGCTTTTATTCACGTTAAAGTTGACATGGCCAATAAGACACTTTACATCATGCAGGAATACGTTAAGCGTGGGCTAACCAATTATGATTTGGCTAAGGTTATCACAGCCCTAGGTTATGCCAAAGAACGTATAACGGCGGATAGCGCAGAGAAAAAGTCAGTTGCGGAAATAAAGATTGGTGGGATTGAGCGTATCAAGCCCTCAATGAAAGGACCTGACTCAATCATGACAGGCGTTCAGTTTTTAATGCAATTTAATATCGTAATTGATGAGCGTTGTCATAAGACCATTGAAGAATTTGACAACTACACTTGGCAGAAAGACAAATCAACTGGCGAGTACATCAACAAGCCAGTAGACACATACAATCACTGCATAGACGCACTGCGTTATGCGGTAGAAGAATTAATGTTTGCGCATAAAAAGCGCAGTACAAAAGAGCTTAAGCAGTTAAGAAGTTTATTCTAGGAGGTGCACTGAATGGATTACCATATAACAAATAAAGGCAATATCGACACGCTTTTTTCACGTGACGCCAACAAAGACATCACCGCTGTTGATCTTGATGAGTTTTTAGGCAGGTTCGACAAAATCAACGACATGCTTAATATACATCGTACGCAGCACCGACCTCGCCTTGAGATACTTGAATCATATTATGTAGGTAATAACGTTAGTATCTTAAGCGGTCAACGTCGAAAGTTATCAGAAATGGAGCGCAAAGCCGACCACCGTGCAACACACAACTTTGCTAAGTACATCAGTCAGTTTATTGTTGGTTACTTAACGGGGAACCCCGTAACCGTCACACATGATGACGACGAGAAGACGCAAGCAGCAATACTTGCTTTAAACGACTTGAATGATGCTGACGCTGTTAACAGTGATGTGGCGTTAGATTTAAGCATATACGGACGTGCGTTTGAAATCATATTCCGTGATGAAGACGGTAATGACAGATTTATGACGCTTGACCCGAAAAACACGTTTGTCGTGTATAACCATGACATCGATAAAAAGCTACTTGCTGGCGTGCGTTATTACGATTCAGTCGATAAAGACAATGTAAGTGTGAGCCATGTTGAAGTATACACGCCGACACACGTGCACCACTATCAAATTAAAAACGGCGAACTTAATCAATCACAAAGCTACCCTCACTATTACGGCGAGGTTCCGATTATTGAATACGTCAATAACAAGTTTAAGCAAGGCGACTTTGAGAACATCATCAGTCTTATTGATTTATACGATTCAGCACAGTCAGACACAGCTAACTACACATCAGACTTACAAGACGCCATGCTTGCTGTAGTTGGTAACGTTGAAATGGACGGAGAAGACGCACAAAAATTCCGCGACGCTAACATGGTGCATGTTAAGCCTGAGATTAATGCGAATGGTGGCACATCAGCCGCGGACGTTAAATACATTTACAAGCAATATGATGTAAACGGTTCTGAGGCGTACAAATCGCGCTTACAAGATGACATTCATAAGTTTACCAACACGCCGAACATGAACGACGAGAAGTTCTCAGGCACACAAACTGGCGAGGCTATGAAATATAAGCTGTTCGGGCTTGAGCAGGTCAGAGCGGTTAAAGAAAGATTGTTTAAAAAAGGGTTGTACAAGCGCTATAGATTGCTATTCAACTATTTAGCGATCAGTGGCACTAAGGTGCATGACGCAAGCGACTTAGACATCAGATTCACGCCTAACCTACCTAAGTCTATGCGTGACAATGTTGAAGTGGTTAACATGCTTTCAGGCGTTGTGTCTGAGAAGACAAGACTTGCGTTACTTGATTTTATTGATGACCCGCAGGCAGAGCTTGATCGCATCGATGATGAGCGGAAGAAAGCGCAAGAGGAATCTGTTGGCGCTTATCCTAATACGTTTACAAACCCCGACAGCAAGGAAGATACAATCAACACAGTTAAAAGGGGTTGAGTGAATGGCAAATAATCAAGAATATTGGATTGAACGTGCTAGACGTGTGATTGAAGAAGAAAGCAAGCTAGACGCAGAAGTGTTGGAACGTGTAAGGCAAATCATTAGTATGATCATTCAAGATATAGAAAAGGAAATCTATACGTTTTATGCCAAATACGCATCTAAAGAGGGCGTAACAATTGCTGAGGCTAAAAAGAAGATTGATGCGACAAACATCAGAGAATTTGAAGACCGTGTAAAGCGTTACGTCGAGAATAAAGACTTTAGTGATAAGGCTAATAAAGAGCTAAAGCAATACAACACAAAGATGTATGTATCGCGCGAAGAGCTTTTAAAGCAGCAACTGAACGTGATATATACGTATGGCACAGCACTTGTTGAGCGTGAGCTATATGAATACATGACAGAGGCTGTTAACCGTGAAGTTCTACGCCAGTCAGGAATATTAGGACAAACGGTTCAAATCAAGCCAAGTCATGTGCGTGCAATCGTTAACGCGTCATTCCAAGGTATGAAGTGGTCAACTAGGTTGTGGCACGATATGGACGAGGTGCGGGCTTATGTTGAGAAGACTGTAAGCAATGTTATATTGCGAGGTCGGCACCCTAACGAGTTTGTGCCTGATCTAAAAAAGAAAATGAACGTATCAACATCACAAGCTAAAAGATTACTTATAACTGAAACCGCACGAGTACAGACCGAGGCACAGAAGTTGCATTATGAGGAATCACTCGGCGATGAGGGCGAATATGAGTATGTGGCTAAGCTTGATGAGAAGACATCGGATACTTGCCGAGGGCTTGACGGTAAAGTGTTTAAAGTAAAAGATATGGTACCGGGCGTTAACGCTCCTCCTATGCACCCGAATTGTCGGTCTACGACAGTGCCGCACGTGGGTAATTGGCGTGAGGACTTCTTCAAAAAACGTAAAGGTAAATACAATATGGATAAATTCTTTGAGGAGGACTAAAGTATGAATAGCCCTATTAACAATAGTCAGTATTTAAAAAGCATTGCTGAAAGCTTATATGGCATTCATAAAGAGTTGGTTAAATTGAATCAATCTAATCCAGCAGCAACGGTTAAGTCCGAAAAGAAGAAAGATGAGAAGAAACCAATTCAACCGAAAAACTTTATATAGAGGTGTCGCAAATGAGTATCGAAGAACCGTTCACATACACAGTCAAGTTTGATGCACAGCAAATGGAAATCATGCTAAAGGTAGCGGACCAGCTTAAGGATTTGAAAAGCGAAAACGAACGGCTTAAAGATCAAGTTAAGCAGCAAGACGAAAGATTAACTAAGCTAGAAAGCGAATAAATTACATGCCGACAGTCGTGAGGACTGACGGCTATTTTTATACATATTGGAGGCGGTTTTTATGCAATTATGCGTTATGCGCGATATGCGCAGAAATGGAGCGTGGTCCAATATCTCATGTCAGCGGCGCATGTAAAATTGCCGCTTTTTCTATGCCCAAAACGTGCTGACGGCGTTAAAAGCTTGTATGGAATCTAAAGCCGACGGGCTATAAATGGAGGTATATCTCATGGCAGAAGAAAACAACAGTAACGTTACTGAAGAACAAGCACAAGACCAGCAACAACAAACAGAGGGCGATAACACTGAATCGAAAGAAAAGACGTTCACTCAAGCTGAGCTTGATGACATCGTCGAAAAACGTGTTGCTAGGGAGAAGAAGAAAGCTGAACAAAAAGCAAAAGACGCAGCAGCAGAGGCTGAAAAGCTCGCGAAAATGAACCGTGAGCAAAAGGCCGACTATGAGCGTGAAAAGCTAGAAAAAGAGCTTGAGCGCTATCGCAAGCAAGAGGCGCGTCTCAACATGAAAAACGAGGCTAAAAAGCTTTTCAAAGAGTCAAATATCGATTCATCTGATGAGCTTTTAGAACTTGTAACGTCAGATACGTTCGATCAGACACAAGAAAATGTTGAGGCGTTCACAATGATTTTAAATGAAATGGTTGAGACAGCTGTTAAAGACAGACTTTACAGCGGTTCTCCAAAATCATTCACAAATGGTGGTAGTGCAGTGACGCGTGAATCTATTGAGGCTATTGAAGACCCCGCAGCACGCCAACGCGCTATTGCTGAAAACTTACACTTATTTAGATAACAAAGGAGATGTTTAATCAATGGTAGTAGAAACTAACTTAATTGATGTTGAGGCTCTTGGAGAGGCGAAGTCGATTGACTTTGCTAACCGTATGGGGCAAAAGATGAATAAATTATTTTTAGCTTTAGGATTAACAAACAAGATTCCAGCGAACGTAGGTTCAGCGTTAAAGCAATATGCTTTTGACATTGTTGAATCTGAAAAGCCAAACGGCGATGTAGCTGAGGGCGATGTAATCCCGTTAACTAAAGTGACACGTAAAGAAGTAGGTATTACCGAATTGAAATTCCGTAAGTACCGCAAGTCAACGTCTATGGAGGCTATTCAAGCACATGGCTATGACTTAGCGATCAACCGTACAGATGCAGAGTTAGAGCGTTATGTACAACGTAAATTCCGTAATGACTTCTTCACAATGCTTAAAGGCGCTTTAGATAATCCTGAGCGTACTAACACACAAGAATTAACAGCAGAAACGCTACAAGGTGCTTTAGCTAAAGGCCGCGCTAACTTATCTGTAACTTTAGACGATGAGGTTACGCCAATCGCATTTGTTAACCCTAACGATGTAGCTGACCACTTAGCAAATGGCCTAATCAACTCAGACGGTGCTCAATTTGGTATGACACTTTTAACTAACTATGTTGGTGCTAAAGTGATTGAGTTTGCTGATATTCCTGAGGGCGAAATTTGGTTAACTACAGCTGAAAACTTAAACCTTTTCTATGCTAATCCTCGTGGAGAAATTGGTCGTGCATTTAACTTTGCGACAGACGCAACAGGATATGTTGGTGTGTTACACGATATCCAACACGATCGTTTAACTTCTGACACTGTATACACTTCAGCGGTAACAATGTTCCCAGAGAACGTTGACGCGGTTGTTAAAGTGTCAATTCAAGCAGCAGACACAGCAGGTGCAGAAAGTTCAGCACCTACAGAAAACTCAGAACCTACAGTCTAATCAGTTAGGAGGTTAGCACATGGCTTATAAAGTTATTCGAGCTTTTAGAGACAAAGAGACGGGACAATCTTATGACGTCGGCGACTCAATCGAGCATTTAAGCCCGTTAAGATTCGAAGTGCTTTTCCATAAGCAGAATGAATATAACGAGCGCTTTATTGTGATTGACGTTGATGAGGAGATGACTAAAGCGGAATTGTTTGAGATTGCAGCACATCACGGAATTGAAGTGAACAAAAAAGCGACTAAAGCTGAACTGTTGAAAGCATTGGAGGGTTAACATATGGTAACTCTTGACAACGTTAAAACAATGCTTGCAATTACAGATAATAAACAAGACGCTTTGCTTTCACAAATTATAGAGAACACTGAAAAAAGACTGTTATTTAAATTACCTATAGGGTTTAATGCTGTACCGTCTGACTTGTCATTTATTATTGAGGAGGTTGCTGTTAAACGATTCAATCGTATTGGTGCTGAGGGCATGCAATCCGAGAGTGTTGAGGGACGTTCAGCAACTTTCCGTGATGATGACTTTGACGAGTATATGACCGATATTGAAAAGCGTTATCCTGATTTAAGCGTGAGTGAATCTCGTAAAGGATATGTGAATTTTTATTGAGATACGATAACCGAACAACAATTGTAAGGTTACAAGACGGTGTGTACAACCCCGATACAGGTAAACAAGAGTCTGTCAGAACAGTTTTCCATGACAATATTCCGTGTAATGTTAACCCCCTTAGTCCAGCACGCGCACAAGCGTCATTCGGCAACATTTACCAAGATGTGACTGTGATTCGCTTGCAGCGCTCTAACAAAGAAGATTTGACCCGTGCCACGCATGCATATGTTGACGGTCGTGCTTATAAGATTGTCAAGGTTGTTGCGTATCGTCATGACATCGCTATATATGCAAATGAGGTTAAGTAATGGCGTCCATTGATGACGTTATCGCGCACCTTAAGCATATGCATGACGATATTGATGACGACGTTGATAGAGTGTTGCGCGATAATGCCGAAAAATTTGCAGTGGATACTGTTAAAAGCGCAAGACAAGTTATGACGCAAGGTTACTGGACGGGCAACCTAGCACGTCAAGTACAGGCGGCTAAGACTGGCCACCTTGATTACACAATAACGTCAAATGCGTATTATTCAGGGTTCTTAGAATTTGGAACGCGTAAAATGCGACCATACACATTCATGCGTCAAGTTTATCAAGCTTATGACTTACGAGTTAAAGCTGACCTACAACAACTGTTAGACGGATAAGGAGGGGTTATTTGCAATCCGCACAATTCCAGTTATTCAACTACATATTTAAACATGTTAGCGCTTTGGGCGTCCAAGTTATTACGCTGCGTGACTATCATGATGACGTTCCTTATCCGTTTGTGATGATCCAATCACTGACTGATGAAGAACATAAATCAACATTCGATAGCTACACAGGACGCCCGAGCGCTACTTTGCATATATGGGGCGAAGACGCTGACCGTGGCGCACATGATGCGCTGTATATGCAAATACGTAACATACTTTCAGACGAGATTGTGCTTGACGGCTACACGCTGTTTAACGCACAACTAACGTCTAATCAGTCGGACGATGATACGACTGAACAAACACTGATTCATACGACTATTACAGTCGAATATGACGCACATTAAAACAAATTAGGAGGGTTAAACCTATGGCAATTAAACAAGGTACAGACGAATTGTTTTTAATTCGTAAATTAGGCGACGCTAAAGACGCTAATAAAGTAATGTGGATTACTGAGCTTGAGCGTGAGACCGAACGTGATTCAGATACAGAGGCGACTGTTGACGGTTCTGTTGCGTCAGGTGGTTCACTCGAATCAACAGTATCAGGTACAGCTTACATGGATAACAACGACCCATTAAGCGATGAGATTGAGGACGCAACTGAAGACGGTACGCCGTACGAGACTTGGGTTATTAACAAGAAAGTTAAGAACGCACAAGGTAAATATAAAGCTGAGTACCGTCAAGGCTACTGGAATTCAATCACTCGTACAAATGAGGCGGACAGCATCGCTGAGTTCGAATGGGAATACGGCGTGTATGGTAAAAAGCAACGTGGATTTGCTACGTTACCGCCAGCAATTGAGGCAAACAAAGTGGCGTACGGATTCCATGACACAATCGCGGCAGACCCAGCAGATGACGGCTTAGCGGATATTCCTCAACCGACAGACGGCGCAGCTAAAATGGTTGAATCAATCACATTAAGCGCTGGTAAGTCAACAATCGCACCACAAGAAACAACAACAGTTACAGCTGACGTACAACCGTCTGACGCAACTATCAAAAACGTTACATACAGCACAGATGATACAGATTACGTATCAGTTGACGCAAACTCAGGCGTTGTTACTGGTAAAGCTGACGGTACAGCTACAATCACAGCAACAGCTAACGACGGTAGCGGCGTAACTGGCACAGTACAAATCACAGTTCAAACGGCATAAGATTTTAACAGCAGGGCTTGACCCTGCTTTTTTATTTTATTCAAATTATTGAAATGAGGGTTAACTAATGGAAATTAATTACAAAGGCAGAGAATTAGATTTATCATTCGGATTGAAATTCTTAGACAACATTGACAGAGATTTAGGATTCACAGTTGAGCAAATGCAAATCGGTCAAGGGCTTGAGATGTTAGTCCCTAACCTTGACGCCGGTAACCTTGTAGCATTAGCAAAAGTGCTTAAAGCAGCTACAGCTCATCACAAGAAAGGGCCTAAGACAATTGATGACTTAGAACCTGTAATTGAAGAAATCGCTGAGAGCGGTAAAGTTCAAGAGTTCTGTGACGACATCATCGAGGAACTGGGAAAGCGACCTTTAACCCAAAACCTCGTAAGCAACCACATCAAAGAGGCCAACAAAGCGAAAAAAGCGAAGAAATAGATTCGTCTGATGTACTTACTTACGACAGAATTGTTGTGATGTGTATGCACGAATTTGATATTTGGGATAAAGAGCGCATAGATCATATGACTTTGACCGAGTTTAACTATATGATGTATGCGCTTGAATACAAATATTTAAAGCGCAAGCATGAATTGTATGAGCTGGCGTTTGCAATACGTGACGCACAAGCAACAAAGAATGTAGGTACAGAGAAGAAACCAAAAGAGGAATACGTGTTTAAAGGCGTGGGCGATATTCTCGACTTAGAGAAAAACTATAAGCGCTTAAATGAGGGCGAACAAATCGTCTTTGAATCGCAAGACAAAAAAGAACGCCCAAGCACAGATATTCTTAGACAAATCCAACAATTGAACAAAGGAGGTGGGGTTAAGTGGCAGAATACAAAATAAGCACTCAGATTACTGCTGATACAGACCGATTTAAGCGTATGGTAGATGCTGCACGACGTACGGCAGAGCGCTTTAAAGCCACGAGCGAGTCAATCAAAGACACTAAGTTAGATGCAGACGCGTCAGGCGTTATGAGTGCTGTGAATAAAGCTAAGGCAGTCATTGAGAAGTTTGACAACACTGAGGCTGATGCAAGACTTGACGCTGATACAAGTCAATTAATGGCTGATGTTGCTCGTGCACGCTCAGCTGTTGAGAAATTTAAAGGCTTAGAGGCTGACGCGACTTTAGGTGCTGACGTTAAGCGTGCAACAACCAATTTAGCAATGCTTGAGCAAATCATAAACCGAATCGACAATGAAAAGGCTGATGTTGAGGTGGACGCCGATGTGTCCGCAGCAGAACGCCGAATCAAGATGATTGAGATGAACCTTAAATCGTTATCGGGTAAAGCAGCTAACGTCCGTATTGACGCAGATGCTACACGCGCACGTGCTGCTATTGCAGCCGCTAAACAGTCACTGAACGACTTTGCACGTCAGAGATCTAAAGCAACACTTGAAGTTGAATCAGCAGCCGCCACTTCACGTATACAAGCATTTAAAGCGATGTTACGTTCAATCCCGAACAGAGTACGCACCCGGCTTGATATTGACTCAAACGCAGCAATGAACGCCTTACGACTATTACATAAGGGCTTAGGCGACTTTGACAAAAGTATGGATACGCTGGCGAATGACATCAGAACAACGGGCACTGTCATCAGTAATGTGTTTAAAGGCATGATTTTATCAAGTATTACCGCAGTTGTTCCCGCAGTTGCGTCACTTGTACCTGCACTTATGGCGGTTATGAACGCAGCCGCTGTTGTCGGTGGTGGCGCTGTAGGTATGGCAGCCGCATTCGGTGTTGCTGCAGCAGGTGCTGTTGGCTTTGGCGCTATGGCCGTCAGTGCACTCAGCATGGTTGAGAACGGCACTTTAAGCGTCACTAAAGAAGTGTCATCATTCCAAAGTGCTTTGAGTAACTTAAAATCTGAATGGGCTGGATTGATACGTCAGAACCAAGCCCAAATATTCAACTCGCTCGCTAACGGTGTGAACACAGCACGTGTTGCGTTGGCAGGACTTACGCCATTCTTAAGCGGTGTTGCTCGAGGCGTCGAGCAGGCAAGCGCTAAAATGCTTGACTGGGCGCGTAATTCACAAGTAGCAACCCGATTCTTTGATATGATGGGCTCAACTGGTGTGCGTATCTTCAACAACATGCTAAGCGCTGCAGGTTCATTCGGCAGTGGCTTAATTGGTATATTAACGAACCTTGCGCCACTTACTGAGTGGGTATCAAAAGGCTTTAGCAACATGGGACAACGCTTTAACGAGTGGGCGAATAGTGTTGAGGGGTCTCAAGCTATTCAGAACTTTACGGATTATGTAAAGACGAATCTACCAATTATTGGTCAGATATTCGGTTCGACGTTTAGAGGCATATTCAACCTTATGAAAGCCTTTGCCCCTAATACAACAGTTATCTTGACAGGGCTTGCAAACATGGCGAGTCAATTCGAGTCGTGGTCAGCACGAATTGCTGCAAGTGACGGCTTTAAGCAGTTTATCGACTACGTACAAACGAACGGTCCTAAACTTTTAAGCATATTAGGGAATTTAATCGAGATAATTATTAATGTAGCTGTTGGTATGGCGCCACTTGCTGCAGCGGTGTTAGATGTGGCTTTAGCCTTTACTGAATGGCTTAAGAATTTAACGCAAGCGCACCCTATTATCGGTGCTTTGATTGGTATTGTTGCAACCCTTGGCGGAATCTTCATGCAACTAGCGCCAGCAATCCTGTTCGTTATGGACGTTGTTGTTCCACTCGTTAGTGCATTCGTTAGCGCCGTAAGTGGTTCTACACTGTTAACAGGTGCTATGGCAGCATTAGGCGCAGCATTTAGTGCATTGACTGCTCCAGTACTAGCAATCATTGCAGCAGTTGCAGCAGTTGTTGCGGTATTTGTGCTTTTATGGAACTCATCAGAAACGGTACGTACAATGGTTACAAACGCCTTTCTAACGATTCAAAATGCAGTTATGCAAGCTGTAACAGCAGTAATTGCATTCATTCAGGACTTAGCTAGTCAATTTGGCTATGTTGGCGACGCAATGCAGCCATTAGTGCAGAAGATTCAAACTGCTTGGCAGATGATTGTGACTATCATTGAAACAGCTATGACCGCACTAGCACCAATATTCCAAGCTGGCTGGCAAGCCCTTGTTACGATCGTTCAGGTTGTGTGGGAAATCATTAAAATGGTGGTTACCGTCGCACTTCACACAATTATTGGTATTGTTACGGCTTTACTTCAAGTGCTAACAGGAGACTGGCAGGGAGCATGGCAGACTTTACAAGCGTCAGGTCAAGCAATTTGGACGGCAATCGTTACAGCAGCAACGAATATCTTTAACATCTTAGCAACCGCCCTAAATGCTATATGGCAATTTATTGTTACAGCCGCCCTTACTCAGTGGAATGTGCTTGTTGTAGCCGCGTCTACAATTTGGAACATGATTGTCACAACAATCGTCACTGTAGTCACGTCTTTAGTCGCTATTTTATCGGCTATTTGGACGCAGATCGTCACATTCGCACAGACATCGTGGACGATGCTCTTGACGGTAGCATCATCAATATGGCAGATGATTGTGACAGTAATCACAACTGTAGTTACAACTTTAGTTGCTATTTTATCCGCCATTTGGACGCAAATCGTCACAACCGCACAAACATTTTGGTCAATGCTCGTCTCGATAGCATCAGCTATTTGGTCATCATTGGTCAGTGTAATTAGTACCGTTGTTTCGACGATTGTTTCATTCGTTTCGAGTGGTTGGTCGACTTTATCGAGCATAACATCGTCAGTTATGTCGGCGATTATGAGCGTAATCTCATCTGTGTGGTCGAGCATCGTATCAGCCGTATCAAGCGCAGTCAGCTCAGTGGTTTCGGCCATTTCTAGCGGGTTCAGTTCAGCTCAAAGCTTTGTATCGTCTGTAATGTCGGCAATCATGAGTGTAATTTCGTCTGTGTGGTCGAGCATAGTTTCAGCCGTATCAAGTGCAGTCAGCTCAGTGGTTTCAGCCATTTCAAGTGGATTCAGCTCGGCGCTATCAGTAGCGACTAGCGTGATGTCAAGCATACTCAGCGCGGTTACTAGCGCCTTTTCGAGCATTGTTTCGGCGGTGTCTAGTGCAATGAGCTCATTCGTTTCAGCCATTTCAAGCGGAATGAGTAGCGGTATCAGTGCCGTTACATCAGGTGTGTCAAGCATGGTGTCATCGGCAAGAAGTTTTGTCGGCGCTATGGTATCAGCAGGACGCGACTTGATTATGGGTATGGTTAACGGAATTAGAGCCATGGCAGGCGCGCTTGTATCAGCAGCAGTTAGCGTTGTATCAGCAGCGGTTAGTGCAGCTAAAAGCGCGTTACGGATTCACTCGCCGTCTCGTGTGTTTAGAGACATCGGTTATTACACTATGGCTGGTATGCGTATTGGATTAACTCGTGAGGGCAAGAACGTGGTTAGTCAAACAGCAGCAATCGCTAATGCGATGACAGATAGCTTTAATCCTGACTTAAACGCACGTCCGCAAGTTCAGGCAATCAACAGTGAGCTTGGCAACCTTGCAGCACGTGGCACGGTTCAAGCAAATCATACTTATGAAGTGAAATCTGAACCGAACAAATCATATCTACGCTTACAACTAGATTTAGACGATGAGGCAATCACAGCTAAAGTTAACGGTGTAAATGCACGTGACGGAGCTGTGTTGACATTCTAATTACAAGGGCGCTTTATGCGTCCTTTTTATTTAAGGAGGTGGCGCGTTGGATCTAAAAATTACAAAAGATGACGGCCAAACTTATACCTTAGGACAAGAGGGCATAACCGTTCATGACGTCGTTGTTAAAGGTATTGAACTGGATACGATGACTGAGCAAATAGCAGGCCTACATGGCGACTTCAATATCGGTGCAACATATAAAAGTCGTGAGATTGTTGTTCCATTCAGCTTTAAAGGCGCAAGTTTGTCAGAATATCCGCTTTTTAGGGATCTATTATTCCAGCTGGCGACAGATATTAAGCCGTTCTACATTCAAGAGTTAAGACGCCCAGACGTTACAAACTACACATTTAAAGACACGACACGAGACACACAAGCACTCACACTTGATGAGTATGGGTTTAAGACGGTTTATGATAATGAACAGAATTATCATGAGGAGGCGAACGCGGTACGTTACCGTGTAAGGTTAACAGGCGCTGTAGAGATTGAGCAGAAAAAGCATACATCAGAGGGAAGAGGAGAGCTGACGTTTGAAACAGTCGGCTTACCGTTTGCTGAAAGCGTGGCAAATAGCTTGTGGTTACAAGATAACGGCTTAAAATTTATACCTAACAACGTATTTAGCTTTGGCCAAGGCTTAGAACCCGACGACGGACAGTATAACTATACGCTTGATTTGTCTAAGGGTAAGACTTTAGACATCTACAATATAGGCGATGTGCCTATTGATCAGTTCAATATGTATTACCGAATCGTGTTTAAACTGAATGAGCCTTTAACGGGTCAGTTGTGGTTTGGATTTAACAAAACTGATTGCATGATTGACGGGTCTAAGATGACATTTAAAGCAGGCGATGAAATAGTTGTAAACTACGGCGGATATTTTAGAAACAAACTGAGCGTACAGAATGCAACAAACTTTGAAACGCCAGAAATCCCTGTAGGCAAATCAACGTTTATGGTTGACAAGAACATTAATGCTACAGTCAGCGTTGATATGCGATTCTATTATTTATAAAGGAGGTTGCTAGATGAAATTATACAAAATAGGTAATAGCTTAAATGCGCGTAACAAGAATAATATTAACGAGAATTTTATGACAATTGAGCAATACTTAAAAGTCATTTCAGATTCAATCTTAGCCAACATCAATAGCGAGCTAACGCCAGAACAATTTGAGCAATTGCAAATCACGTTAAATAACCTTGTGCGTAAAGGCGATTTAAGCGTGAATGACATTAACTATAATCTAGGTAAGATTGGGCTTGAAAGCTTGTCAGATGAAGTTATACAAGCAATAGCAGGCACAGCAGACGTTAACGCAGTCGCGGCAGACGGGTCAATCTACACGCCTAAACTTGCCAGTGACTCAGTGACGACAGAAAAGACGGCATTTTTGAAGACAGGTAAGAATATATTTAGGGTTAACGATGTTATTGTAGGCCAAGCTGTTAGTAGCACAACAGGTACATTAAACCCAAGTGCTTACTTTGTGACAAGTGCTTTTGAACCTGTTACGCCTAGCACGCAGTATACACAAAACTATGGCGAGGCAATTGCTTTTTATGATCTAAACAAGGAATACATATCAGGCTTAGCCAAAGCCTCAACAGTTAAGCAACCTCGCACATTCACAACCCCCTCAAATGCTTATTATTTACGCACGACAACGGTTAAAGAGGGTGTAGATACATATAACTATAAGCAGTATCAAATTGAAAAAGGGACTTCGGCTACAACTTACGAAGAATATTATCGATATATTGATTATTTGCGCCCACTTATTGGGGACGGTACTATTTCAGGCGACAAGGTTGCGGCTGGAGCTTTAACCCTCGATAAGCTCGGATTCACTGAAACGTCAGTCAATCTTTTCGACAAGACGAAAGCGACACAAGGCTTTTATGTTAACCCCTCAACAGGTGTGTTATCCACAAATAGCTCATACTATGCAAGTGACTTCATCAATATTAAAGGTGCGACACAAGTTACTAAGAGCAACACACTCAATTTATACGCATTTTACGACGCTAACAAACAGTTTATTGCCAATACGGCTACAAGCACCCAAACCGTAAATGTGCCGTCTAATGCCGTATATGTGCGTTTTTCGGTATCTTATTTAAACATCGACAAGGATATGCTTGTAAAGGGCAGCTCTTTACCAAGCAGCTATGTCCCTTTTAGAATATTTATCCCTAAAGAATATATTGAGGACGCAAGCACAGACAGCACAGACAGCGCAGATTACGTTGAAGACTATTACGGCAAGCAATTTTTAAAGACTTATACAGCCGATTTTAGTAAAGCGATGAGCAGCACATACGACGGTCGCGCAGAGATTGCGTTTATCGGCGATAGTTGGGTTGCTGGTGGCGTTGAAAAGCAAGGAGAGCGCTTAACACGTCCAATGCGTGAGCGTATGTTAAAGCATTATGCTGACGGTGGAATCGGCTTTGTTGGCTTTGCGAATAGTCATATCGGTAACGGCGAAGTATCAGTGACTTTAAGTGGCACTTGGACGCAGTATGATGAGGGGTTAGGCAATATTGCTCAATCTAAAGGATTAGACAGTGCTATGGTCGAATCAAGCACAACTGGCGATTCGATAAAAGTTCAATTTTATGAAGACTTGGACTTTTATGAAGTGCATACACTAAATACGGGTCAATGGCGTTATAACATTGACGGCGGTAACTGGGTAAATGTTGACGCAACAACGCAGGAAGTGACGCCGATTACATTAAGTCTAGGCAAACACACAATCAACATTGAAGTGGTAAGCGGTACAGTATCATTCATTGGTAGTTATGCGTATAAAGGTACTAAAGGCGTTGTGGTTCATAAGATTGGGAACAGTGGTTTACGCGCAGGACATATTGCAAGTACAGACCGTGCTAACTGGATTAAACAGTTACAACGTTGTCGTGCTAATACATTTGGTATTCTCTTAGGCACAAATGAAATGGCGCAGAACGTCTCAGTTGATCAATACGAATCAGATATGAAAGAAGTTATAAACCGAATCAAAGAGGCTAAACCGCGCGCAAGTATCTTCTTGATTGCGCCAAGTGGTAACAAATACGACGGGCAGCAGTCACATGAAATATCTGAATATAGTGACAGACAGTTAAAGATTGCTAAAGAGTTGAACCTTGGCCACGTATCGTTATATCGCAATCTAGGCGACTACGCCATGACTAATGCTAACGGGTTGATGTATTCAGACGGCGTGCATCCTAACAAGTTAGGCGGTTATGCTATTAGTAACGTCGTATATGACAGATTGTTAAGACTAGCTTAAATGCTAGTCTTTTCTTATATGAAAGGAGGTCACACATGGCTTTAATCTTAGAAGATATATACGGCAACCAGTACCAAGCATCAGTTGCAACAACACAGACAAGCAACTTTGGCGCTGACGGTATGCTAACCTTTAGACTGATTGAAAACGAGCAGACAGCATACTACATCAACGATGTGTCAAAGATGTGGCGTGTACGTAACGTTAAAGGCAACACAGACAATCAACGCTATACAGTTGTTATCGTTGACCGCACAAGCCCTAAAGATAAACAGATTGTAGAGGTTACGGCACGTGAGGAGCAATTTGACTATTTAGCCAATTCTCGAGTGTATTCCAACATCACGGGTAGTCGTACGCCTGATGTGTATTTTCAATCCGTCTTTGAGGATACGCCGTATCAGTTTACGTTCTTAGGCCCTATGCCTTATGCAATAAGCTGGGAGAATGCAGGGGACGGCGATGACCGTTTAAGCATGTTCTTAAAAGGCTTAGAGCGATACGGACTTGAGTACCGATTTGATTATGATTCAGGTATGTTTGAGCTGGCAAGTGAGATTTCACGCAGACCTGCATACCAAATCAACAAGAGACTAAACGCGAATAACGTACATCATGAGGAGGACGCGACGCAGTTTTATACCTACGCTGAGGGCTATGGCAACTTTGCCGACGACGAGGGCATGCAGAAAGCTAAGCTCAAAAAATCGTATACGTCAAAACTTGCGTCAATACAAGGGATTGGTAAGCGCCACGCCCCAGCAATAACGGACGGGCGTATTACTTCAGAAGATACAATGATTAAAAAGTTAACAGATCTTGTTGAGAACTCTTTAAAAGTATCTGTTACTTTAGACTTTGTAGCTTTGCCCGATGATTACCCTTACGCACAGCCAGAAATAGGCGACATAATCCCAGTGACTGATAAGGATATAGGCTATAAGAAAGAATTACGTGTCAACGAGATGAAGACGTATAGAGACGCAAAGCATCGTGTGTATAAGCGCGATGTGACAATAGGCGACCGCTCACGCAAGGCACGTTATAATGCAGCGTCACGAGGCGCTATAAGCACGATTCAGGACATCACTTCAGGACGCTATGTGTTCAGTACAGACGTTATGCCAGCGGCTGTTAAGTCCGCAACAAATAAACTACTTGCAGCAAACACTGAGCTAGGATTCGGCGAGTATGGTATACGGGCCGTTGACAAGGAGAACCCGAACTATGTCACTTTAATGAACAGCGCTGGCCTTGGCGTTAGTACCGACGGCGGTCAAACATTTAGAAGTGCGATCACAAGAGGGGCAATCAACGCTGACTTAATTACAGCAGGGTCGATCAACGCCAACTATATTAAGACTGGGGCATTAGCTACAGCACTTGTTACGATCTATGGCCGTGATAGATTGATTGAAATGACAGGCGATGAAATACGTTTATTAGGGCGCACAAATGACAGTGCCACACACTTACGCCCAGACGGTATGCGTATAAAACGGCCTGACGGCGCTTGGGCGGTTATTGACGGTGTGCCTGAGATGAGCTTAGCTATTCAAAGGAATGTGTTTATGCACCCTAATGTGTCATTTGACGGGCAGAACTACACATCAAATTCAGCGTACTTTGTAACTTATGAGAACTTTTATATAAACCATGACGCTAGGTACTTAATAGCAAGCTTTGGCGCTAACTTATCAGGTTCTTCAGCTTATTCAAGCGCCTATGTGAAAGTGCGCATGCGGGAATTTGGTAGTGACACAAACCACGCACAAGCGGAAACACGTATATTTGCGACGAAAACTGATACGACAACTTTTGACACGCTTACAATCGATTTAGGCAGACCGACGTATCAGCCGAGACAATTTTATTTAGAATTTGCGTTTGACGATTCAGAGGCCTCAGCGAATAACGTAGCTAAGGTAAGAACGAACCGTGTATTTATGAAAGGATAGTGAAGATAATGAATTGGCTATTATTTTTAAATTACGAAAATGGAGAATACCATATCAAACAAGCTGGCAGTAATTTAGTACCGTCTGAGGCTTATGACAAAGTTATTCCAACAACAGAGCAAATCGCAAGACAACCTGAAAAAGTGTATTTCGACGGGGAGCAATTACGCTTAAAAGAGGGTGCGGAATTACTAACAATTGATGAATTAAATCAACGTGATGACAATTTAAATCTTGTGGAAGAAGTTATCCCACCACAAAAAGTTTATGATATTCAATAACCCTATGCTCGGCTATTCATATAACGGTAGTCGGGCTTTATTTATTCTTTAACCTAAGGAAGTGATTCTATGACAAATGAGTACCAAAGAGCAGACCACGAAAGGCGTCTGACGCGTCTTGAAGAAGATAATAAGAAAATATTTAGCTCTTTGGACGACATAAAAAAAGGACAACATTCTCAAGAATTAGTGAATCAAAAAATGAACTTTACCTTAGATTCGATTAATAGAGAGAGAGAATTAAACAAAGAAAAAGACGAAGAAAGTCGTAAGGATTTTAAACAAATTAAATACTTGTTGCTTGGTACTGTCGCAACATTAGGAAGTTCGTTACTTTTGGCGTTGTTGCGCAGTTGGCTAGGCATATAAAGGAGGTGGGAGATATGTTCGGATTTTTAACGTTTGGAGCATCATTCTGGGAATGCTTTTGGTTCGGGAAATGTAAATAGTTAGTGAGTAGAGTCATCGCTTATGCGGTGGCTCTTTAATTTTAATTAGGAGGTAAATTATGGAAGATAAAGTGAAACAATTTATTGCTTTAATCGGTGGCTTTCTAGGCGCTTTGTATTTAGCGTTACAAGCCAGTGGAATTAGCGCTGAATTCATTAATCCTCAAAAAGTAGATGCATGGATTAATGTGATCAATACTGGATTACCACTTATATTGGTCGCTTACGGCGTGTGGAAGAATACATTTATTGTTAAAAAATCGGCTCGCGAGCAAGAAGAATACCTAAAAGAGAAAGGTTTGAAATAACATGCTAACTGCTATTGATTATTTAACTAAAAAAGGTTGGATTATTTCATCTGATCCACGCACTTACGATAATTATCCTAAAGATTATGGTTACCGTAACTATACAGAGAATGGCATTAATTACGATGCGTTCTGCGGTGGCTATCATCGTGCATTTGATTTATATACAAATGCAACAAATGATGTGCCTGCAGTCACTAGTGGAACTGTGGTTGAATCTAATGACTATGGTAACTTCGGCGGTACTTTAGTAATTAAAGACGCTAACGGCAATGATTGGATTTACGGACATCTACAACGTGGTTCATTACGTTTTATCGTCGGGGATAAAGTCAATCAAGGTGACATTGTAGGGCTACAAGGTAGTAGTAACTATTACGACAATCCAATGTCTACACATCTTCATTTACAACTTAGACCAAAAGATGCGCCTAAAGATGAAAAATCGCAAGTGTGTAGCGGGTTGCCAATGGAAAAGTACGATATTACAAACTTAAATGAAAAGCAAGACAAATCGAAGAATGGGAGCGTGAAAGAGTTGAAACATATTTATTCAAACCATGTTAAAGGTAATAAGATTACATCGCCAAAACCTAGTATTCAAGGCGTAGTCATCCACAATGATTATGGTAGTATGACGCCTAGCCAATACTTGCCATGGTTATATGCACGTGAAAATAACGGTACACACGTTAACGGGTGGGCAAGTGTATATGCAAATAGAAATGAAGTGCTTTGGTATCATCCGACAGACTACGTAGAGTGGCACTGTGGTAATCAATGGGCAAATGCTAACTTAATCGGCTTTGAAGTGTGTGAAAGTTATCCAGGGCGTATTTCAGACACATTATTTATAGAAAACGAAGAAGCAACGTTAAAAGTTGTGGCAGATGTAATGAAATCTTATGGTTTAGCGGTAAACAGAACGACAGTAAGATTGCACAATGAATTCTTTGGTACTTCATGTCCACATAGATCGTGGGAATTACACGTCGGTAAAAATGCATCGTACACTACTACAAATATTAATAAGATGAAAGATTACTTTATTAAACGTATTAAACACTACTATGATGGTGGTGCTTTAAAAGTAAACAAATCCGAAACAATCAAACAAGAAGATGTTAAACAAGAGGTTAAGCAGCAAGAGAAAAAGCAAGTGGTTAAAAAGACTGATTGGAATAAGAATAAATACGGTACATGGTGGAAAAATGAACAAGCCACATTTAAAAATGGCAATGAAGAAATACAAGTTTGGACAGAAGGGCCGTTTAAAATTAAAGGAAACGAAGCAGGAAAACTACAACCTGGCACATCTGTCAATTATGATGAAGTAATGTTACAAGATGGTCACGTGTGGGTAGGTTATGATAGTTTTGAAGGTGAACGTCTGTATTTACCAGTCAGAGAATGGAACGGCGTTGCTCCACCTAATCATGGTGTAGGCCCTTTGTGGGGACAGATAAAATAAGTTATGTTAATATAACAATAGGATACGTTACATTTACTCCTCATGTATTAGTTAGGTTAATTTTTCTAGGCAGTCTTTATGGCTGTCTTTTTTTAGTACAGAAGTATATTAAATGTCTAATATTTATTATGAGACACACTGGAAAATTTATGTTATTTTAAATACAGACATTCACTCAATGTCTGTATTTACTTTCCTTTACTATTTGGTATATATTAACTGGCGGTCTTATATGGCCGCCTTTCTTTATTGCTAAATACTTTCACATCAACTTGAAGTGTTTTTTTATGACAAGTAAATTAAGGTGTGTTATTATACTAGAAGAACATTTTCGTTCTAACTACACTACACACCTCAAGCAAAGGTTTTAACGTTTCTGGACGGTCTTAATTGACCGTCTTTTTTGCTTATGATAATATATCCTTACAACCTTTCAATTTCAGTTTTAAAAACCTAATTTTTGTATTGTAAAATTCAGGCTAGCCGAAATGGTTAGCCTGTTTATTGTGTGAAGATGTAAGTATATGCAAATATAGACAATCTATCATTTAGCGTCGCCTGTTCATTTTAAAGGGTGAGTAATTTGTAAAGTAGATGTTATTTTATGGCAAAAGTAAAAACAGTATGCTATTTTAATAATAGAACAGTATCATTATGTTCTACTATTATTTTCATCACATCTATTTTAGACGGTCTTAATTGACCGTCTTTTTTGTATTTGTTAATATTAATTTAAGCGTTACTAATATTTAGTTATACACACATTCCCAAGTTTTTTAGAGCAGCTCTTGTAGCTGCTCTTTTTTTGTGATATATTACGAGAGTGTTCAATTTGTTTTAAATCTATGATGTGTAGGCTAACTGTAATGGTTGGCCTCTTTTTTTATGCTAATATACATATATACATGCTAAAAATAATAATCGTAATCGTTACATTTTTTAACCACCTATGCATGTCACTGGGTGGTTATTTTTAGATTGACATTCAAAAATTTAAAGATTATGATTTGAATATAACGACTACGCCCCCACTCCTTTTTAGGCAGACAAGTTCTGACGTGGGGGTATTTTTTGAGCAAAAATATTAACATAAAGTAAAGTGTATAATGTATAATTATGTTAAAGGAGGGGTGCCATATGATTGACATGGTTAATAGATCTAAAGTTTTATCAAGAGAGGCAGCTATTTCTTTGATGGAAAGAGATGAAAATAGAGATATTTATGATATTATTCACAATTTGGAAGAATTTGTAGAATCTTTTGGTATTAAAGTGTTTTATAGCAACATGGACGGATTTGAAGTGCCTACTCTTATAAGTGGCTACTCTATTGTCAACAAGAATGGTGCCCCTGAAATTGTTATAAATGCTAACGAACCTTTACCACGACAAAGATTCACTATGGCACATGAATTCGGGCATATTATCATGCATTGGAATTGGTTAGATAATCGTTCAAAAGGGTTGAATAAAGATAAATATGAAATCTTGTTTAGAAAATCACCGCTTGGTAATGATTATTCAGATATAAAAGAAATTCAAGCTAATGAGTTTGCGTCAGAGTTGCTATTACCTCATAAACTTTTGAAACACATTATTGGAGATACAAAAGAATTAAAGAAAAATCCAGTTATATTAGAAGAAATAAAAAAAAGAGTCGCGGTGGCATTTAATGTAAGTGAGAGTTTTGCTAATGTACAGTTGTTGAAAATCATTCAAGGAGAATTTGATTGATGAGTAGAGAGAAAAAAAGCTTAGAAGAAATTCTTAAAGAGATTGATGAAGTAAAACTAAATCATAACTCTCAATTTTCTAAAAGCATAGTAAAACAAATAAAAACAAACGAAAAACAAACGAAAAAAGATAACTTACAAGATATCCAAACTCACAAAGAAATGATAAATTCTCACATTGTAAAGGAACTCGATTTCAAAAGAAAAGCTAGAAAAATTTCGATCTGCACCTTTTTCTTTGTTGGTTTTTTAATCATTTTGAATTTGGCTTTGATACTTTATTGGAACCCTTTAAAGTTAGATTATAAAGTAATCATAACTATAGTATCAGTTAGTTTTGCAAATTTATTTGCAATAATTTTAGTTGTTTTTAAGTACATTTTCAGCTCTACCAAAGAAATACTAGATTACAACTCGAAAATTTATGAAGAAAAAGAGTGA